CTGAGCCAGACTGGTGTCAGGTACTGCGGTCCAATGGAAGAGTGGGCCACCATCACGTATTACGAGCTAAAAGGGCCAACGCCCTATTTAGCGATTGTGCGGTATACGGCGTATGGAACGGACCTGCTGCCTGTCAGCCTTTGTGAAGACTTGTACCACGACACGCCCGAAGACTTCTGCCGTTTGGAACGTGATATAGATATTGCGCTTAATTCTGGTATTGATGCCAGTGTCATGAGCACCTACGCGCATGAATTCTTCCCCAGCATTACGGTGCATCTGACGTAGTGTGCTACTGTAAGCAAGTAGTTCGGAGCCCCACCATGGCCCACGCTCAACTAATTAGCTACAGCTACACCAAAGGTTCAGATGCCCTGTTTGTTCAGGCCATTGTTGATGACGCTGTTCAGGTCTTACCTGCAACTCACCTAGATCCACCCGAGTTTGACTCCGCTCACTGTCAAGCAGTCATTCTCTGGGACGAACCACTAGACCATACAAATGCACCAACACGGGAACAGGTGCTGCGCATGTTGCCCTGGATTACTGACTGGTGCGTCATACCGCCGATTGAATTTGATGACTGATCCTGTCAACGCTCCAGCGCACTACCAAAGCATTAATGGCGTGGAGTGTATTGAAGCGATCAAAGCCGCAATGACAACCGAAGAATTTTTTGGTTATCTGCGCGGCAACTGCATCAAATACATCTGGAGGTATCGCCAAAAAAATGGTATTGAAGACCTCCGCAAAGCCAAGTGGTACTTATGCCGCTTGATTTCAGAATTTGAACTTGACCCTTATGACGATCCTCTTTCATGAACTGCCCCCACTGCAACCGCAAACCACAACGCGGCGATCAGTGGGTTACTCAAACCAAGCCCCGGTTTGAGGTAAGCATCGTAAGATGCCGCAAGTGCCCAGGCTGTGGTCACAAATGGTTCACAGCTGAAGTTCCAATTATCTGTGACATGCAGTCCACTGACCGCATCACAGACTTAGAAACCACCGTAAAAAGTCTTCTTAAAGCTTCTTACGACACCTTTCCTCTTTAATCATGTCTACACACCCATTTGACACGAGCAGCTTTGCAAGCGTAAAACTCAAGAACGTTCCAAGCCCCTTACAAAGTGAGGCCGCCGATTACAATCTTCGGGTTGCGGCTTGGTTCGATAACTACGCTGTTAACGCTGCTCAGTTTGATGCTGCTATGGCTGACCAAGACAAGCTTTGGAAAATGCGCACCGCAGAAGGCTGGGAAGCTGACGAAGGTGGCTGGTACACACCCACTGGCATCAGTGAGCTTGACTGGGAACACGACTACGGAAACCCTTTTCCTGAAGAACCTGTCTGGGAAAACTACAAGGCCCTTAAGCGTTGCACAGCTGGCTGGCGTTTAGATGACACCGGCTGGTACAGTCCCGAAGGCCAACATGAGTCCGAATGGACAGGCCCACTTCCTGAATACACACTTCTTTGAAGACCACCCATGTCTGACTACAACTTGTTTTTCGGTGTCGAGCATCTGCCTAAGATCTCGACATCAATTTCTATCGCCTTCGATACTGAAACGCTCCAGCTACAGCCTGAAATAGGCAAACTTCGCTTGATACAACTGGGATGCGAAGTCAGTAAAACCATTGTCATCATTGACTGCTTTGAACTAGATGCAGATGGTTGGGAAAAACTACGCTTGTTCTTTACCAATGGGGATCGTTACTGGTTAGCCCATAACGCAGTCTTTGATCTTGGCTGGCTTCAAGAACACGGCATCTATGTACGTGGCCGGGTTGGTTGCACCATGCTTGCCAGTAAGCTCCACCACAATGGAACGCCGAACCTCAGGCACGGACTGGCACATGTTGCTAAACGTGTCCTAAAAATTGAACTCGATAAAGAACAACAACGATCTGATTGGAGCGTTCCAGTCTTAAATCGAGACCAGTTAGTCTACGCTGCTAAAGATGTTGAGGTGCTGCTGCAGCTTGATCACCCACTTACAGCAGCACTACAAAATGCACGGCTGGCCGAAGCTTACGCATTAGAGTGCAGAGCACTTCCCGCTATGGCCCAGATGTGGCGCACCGGGCTTCCTTGGAACCGTTCCAGTCTTGAGCAGCTTTGTAATGATTACCAACACGACATTCATGCGCTCGGTAGAGACTTTTTACGGGAACTTGATAATGCGCTTCCAGCAGAACATAAGCTCCCAAGGGAAGCAGCAAATACTCAAAGACTTTCAAAGCTTCGAGACCTTGTCACGCAAATGGGGCACGACGACGCAGACTACGAAAAGTGGTATGCGGAAATTGAACAAATTGAAACTGCGCCGAAAGCGTTTAACCTCAGGTCAAAAGCTACGGGTGATGCTCGCCGTGGGACCAAGCTAGAAGCAGGGTTTAACTTAAGCAGCCCCAAGCAATTGTTAGAAAAGTTCACAGCACTTCTAGGGACAGTGCCAAAGGATGGTAAAACCGGCAAGCCTAGTGCTAGTAGGGCAGCACTTCAGGACTACGCTGCGGACCACCATGTCATACAGACCTATTTGGCGTGGAAGAAAAGTGAAAAGCGTCGCCAAATGGCTGAAGGTATCCTTGAAAAAATGGACCCGGATGGCTTTGTACGTGCCAGCTACCTCCAGCTTGGAGCGGAATCAGGCCGCATGTCCTGCATCAAACCCAACAACCAACAGATTCCCCGTGATACAGAGTTTCGGCAGTGTGTTGAAGCTCCTGATGGTTGGCTGCTTGTGGATGCGGATTTTGGTCAGATGGAACTGCGACTCGCTGCAGCAGTGGCTAAAGATGAAAAGATGACCAAGGCATTCCAGGCTGGTGAAGACCTTCATACGGTTACCGCTGAGGCCATTGGTTGCTCTCGCCAGATCGCAAAAAGTGCCAATTTTGGTTTGTTGTATGGGTCGGGTGCTAAGGGTTTGCGGAATTACGCTGCTAGCTCTGGTGTCACCATGACAGTTGAGGCCGCTGCAACAATTCGTAACCAGTGGCTAGATGCCTATGCAGGTGTCAAGCAGTGGCAAAAACAAAATGCTGCAGACGCATCAATGACGGCAAGTAACCGGTGGGCTGAAATCCGTATTCCAGGCTCTGAAATGCGGCGCTTTCTGCCAGGTGACATGAATCGCCTTACGGTAAGGTGCAACACTCCAATCCAAGGTGCTGGTGCGGCCATCCTTAAATGCGCTCTAGGAAACCTGTGGCCAAAGCTTCTAGAAGTTGGTGAACAGGAAGTAAAAATCGCGGGATGCATCCACGATGAAATTCTCTTATTAGTTCGTGAAGATAAGGCACAACACTGGGCGGACCAGCTAAAACAAGTAATGGAAAGCGCCGAAGCTAAGTGGTTGGGAGACATTCCGCCTCTAGCTGAACCTTCTATAGGAAAGCGTTGGTCCGAGATCCATTAATAAGTAGCGCAACATGGTCAGCATCTATCGAACGCTTAACGGGTGGTCCTTCCATACCCCTCAGGAAACGGGTTCTTACCGTAGTCTTGCGGAAGTGATGGATGCTGCCTATGCCACCGGAAACAGGGCGGCAGATAATCATGAAGTTCTTGCATTACGAGATAGCGCGTGCCAGTACTGCAGATTTGCTCCGCGCAGCTAATTTCCTTGAAGGCGCTAGGGAAGTAAGGCGGGGTTGCCGTAAACAACGCACAAAAGCTCGTAAGGATCAGCAGACTGGCTGGCGTAAGCATGTCGATAGCTCCATTCTTTGGTAGCACAATGCTAGACTAAAATCTACTGGGCTACTACTTGATGGCAATTCGGCACGGAAATAAGACGTATATGCAAATACTTCTTGACCCGCACAGGGCAAAATTGCTGCTTGACATAGCTGAACAAACTAGTACACGTCCCACCGCCTGGATTCGTAACGCGGTCTACAAAGCATTGGAACGGGAATACCCTGCTGCAATTTATAACGAGGCAGTTGCTAAGGATGAAGCTGCTTGGCGGGCTTCTGTGCGTAAACGTGTGGAAGGCCGTATTAAGTCACGTAAAGCTCCTGAAGATTCCGAGTAAAAGGCTTTGTACTGTGCTACTCTTCTTGAGTCTACTACTTACTAGCCAATGACTCGCTACGCACTTAAAACAATGCACGAAGGCCATGCCTTTTACCTTGCGGCCTACTACGAAAAACTTCCCGCAAACAATGGTATTTATTTGACGCTCATAGCAGAAGACGCTTGCTCCTATGTGACTATCGAAAAAGCCTGTCAGGTGGCACGTAGCCTCGAAGACAGCATGGGCTGCGTACCAAGCATTGTGGAAGTTTCTTACTGATGGACGGTTTTAGTGAGTATCTGAAGGACATTGTCCGGTATCCGCTTCTGAACAAAGAGCAAGAAATACTGCTTGCGCGGCAGATTCAGGCTTGGGTTAAGTCTGAAAACCCTACCGAAAAGCAAGTAAAAACAGGTAAACGGGCCTATCAAAAACTCATCAATTGCAACCTGAGACTTGTGGTTTCTATTGCAAAACGTTACACAGTGCGTTCCAGGCGTACAGAGATGTTTGACATTGTGCAAGAAGGAAATATCGGGCTTGCTCACGGCATTAAAAAGTTTGATCCAGAGCGCGGTTATGCTCTGTCCACATATGTCTATTGGTGGGTTAGGCAGTCGATTAGTCGCTATCTCAGTTATCACGATCGTATGATTCGCATTCCGTCCCATGCTGGGGAAATACTGGTAAAGCTTCGCCTGTGGGCACCCCAGTTTGAGTTGTCGCATGGTAGGCCGCCCACCCTAGAGGAAAGCGCAGAGTACTGTGCTACAACCCCTAGGCGGTTGCGTGAGTACCTGGAACGGAGTGAAGACTGCCTTAGCTTGGATAAGCCTAGAACCGGGTTGGATTCTCAAGAACATACATTGGTCGAACTTATCACTGATGGTGAACATCCCATGGAAAAACTTGACACCCTTTTCTGCAGTGACACTGTGGACAGACTATTGATGTCATTGGAACCTGTAGATCGCACCATCGTCGAGCGTGTTTTTGCGTTTGATGGTGGTGAAGCACAGACCTACATAAAGATCTCAAAAGACTTAAACATGTCTAGGGAACGTGTTAGGCAAAGGTACCATAAAGCCTTAAGAAAACTTCATGTGCTTGCAAAAATAGGTACTTGTGGGCCGCTGTAATGGAATGCCCTAATTGTGGTGCTTCAGGTAGAGGGGTATTAAAAACCATTAGCACTCGTAGTTCACACGAAGTGGCGACGACACGTGTTAGAAAATGTGGGGTGTGTTCCACCCTTCTGTACTCGGTAGAGATTCCAGTGGCTGAAAACCACATCTACTGCCAAACCCACTACCACGCTAAAAAAAGTGTGATCCAACGTTTGATCTCTGCGCTTTATTCATGAGCAATGTTGAATTGGTCTGGGCAACTCCAGACGCTGAAAAACTGATCGTGCGCATGGCACGTGTTAGTAATCCCAGCAATGAAGACAACTGGGAAACCGGACCAGGGCTCCTTAAGTACCTTGTTAAGCACAAGCACTGGTCACCCTTTGAGATGGCCAATATGTGCGTTCAGATCGACACTGAAAGGGATATTGCCGCTCAGATACTGCGGCATCGGTCTTTTTCGTTCCAGGAATTTTCTACCCGATACAGCAAAACACAACCGGCTGAGATACCCTACTTCAGACGACAAGACACTAAAAATCGTCAGAACAGTATTAGTGACCTACACCCAAAGCATCAGGAAGACTTCCAAGCGGGTGCTGGTCGCATCATTGCTGATGCCTTTTTGTTTTATGACGCCCTATTGGAACGGGGCGTTGCCAAGGAGACGGCTAGACGCATCCTGCCGCTCTGCACTCCTACTACCCTTTACATGCAAGGGACACTAAGGTCTTGGGTGCATTACATCCAGTTGCGGGCTGATAACGATACACAATTGGAACACCGGCAGATCGCTTTTGGCTGCGCGGCTGTGTTTAAGCAGTGCTTCCCAACGGTGTATCAGGCTGTTTTTCCTACACTGAACCTATGAAAGTTGTCTTTTTAAACTGGTTGGAGCGTATGGCTCTTCACATATTGGTGCGTAGTCCGCGTATCGGTATGCTCGCCGTCAAAGAAATGGATGGGCCGTTGCTTTTTATCGCCAATGACCCTCTTGATGGAATGCCCATCGGTGATAGTAATCCAGTGGTAAACCAGTTAGAACACATATACCGCAACTCGTCTAACGGACCAGGGTATGGTCAAGATTCGGGCGTTACCTGAACAGTGGTTCGTAGTATGCACGCCTGGCGGTGGTTTGTGCGTAGAAACGACTAACGAACAAAAAGCACGTACCATTGCAGACGTGCTTCATTGTTCCGTCCATTCGGAAATGCGAGCTTCGCGGGCTTCGTTCCAGTAGTCACGTTCTCTGTACCATTCCTGCCAGTCATGGCCTGATTTGTGGCTATTGCAGGAAAAACAACAGCCTACTAAATTGCGTTGTTCTGTTATACCGCCTTTCCATTTTGGGACTACATGGTCTAGCGTTGCGTTCTTCCCCAGCGGTTCAGCGCAGTAGGCGCAGCAATAATTCCATTGCTTCAAGATGTGGTCACGAAAGCGCACCTTGGCTTTTTTACGGGATACCAGTTCAGTCCCGTCAATCTGGTGGTCCACTACCACCGCTCAATAGACTGCAACAACCTATTTGACTTGCAGCTGTTTATATGGTAACGCCGGGAAATTTACGGTGTTGACCAGATGCGGCCTTCTTCTATGCGACGACGACGTAGTCCTTCTTCAAAATGCGATCCAGGGTTTCGATAAAGTAATAAAGCATCGGGTACTTCGTTCCATTCATGGTTTTCTAGTACGCGGCTAATTGTTCTGAACCCTGGCAAACCGTAGAAGTACGCTCCAACGTTGAAGGCAAAGCTTATTAGGGCTGATTTTTGGTTGGAACTCATGCTTTTCCAAAATGGTATGTCGGCTTCAAGAATGTCTGCGGTGCGTTGTATTTCTAAGTTCAACATTTCTTCTGCCCTTTGTTGGCTAATTCGTTCGCCTAGCCTTACGTTTTGGCCTTCGGGATACCGGGTGTTTCCATAGCCGATCGTTGGTACGCCAGCAGGGCACAAATATGAAGTTAAATGACAACCTTCAAATTCTTTTATAAGCTCCACCGCAGCGCCGTAACTTTTGTCGTTTACAGCCGAAATCCATGTTCCGTACCAGGGCTGGTCACGGTTAAGAATGTCTGGCTGTACTTTTAAAATCGCGGCTTCAAGCTCTACTAGTGCAGCACTCTGATGTGGCAGTTTCCGGTAGTAACGGAATAAATCATTCAGGTGAACCGGGGTGTTTGGGCTCATGCCATGGTGCGCGAAGGTGCAGGTCGTCAAGGCGCTGTGGAGGTGGCACTGCGGCAGGTTGGGTTGCGTGCCAGTCCTTTTCAGCTTGGTCTAGTTTTTTGGGTAGCGTTGCGTAAAACTTACGCCGCTGGATAGCTCTGTTGACCTTGCTCCACATGGAACGTGTGTCAAACAGAACGATCCAGCGCCCGTCAGGCGGTATCAGCCCTTTTTTTGGGCTTTAATGCTGCGGATTGCAGTGAACAGGAATTGGATGATGCTGTTGTCCTTTAGCTTGCTCATGCCGATCAGTTCAGATGCAGCAGCGACGACAACCCAGAAAGCAGGGTGGCCAAGGATTTCCTCGAAGTTCATGGTGTTCAGGACTTTGTTTAATACTAGCCTTGTGGGCCTTTGTACTCCAGAACGGTGATGCGGTTTCCGTGGTCGTTCAGGCGTTCGTAAATTTCGCGGCGATCAGCTGTAGCCTGAATTTTTTCCGCCTTCATGTCCTGATGTAAATCTTCAAGCTTGGTTGCAATAGATTCGACGCCTGCTGTGAGGCGAATAACGGCTTCACGGCTTTCGCTGGTGCGTCTAGTGAAACCACTGACGTTCATACCAGTGATGCCAACAGCTGCACCGATAATGGCTGCGTAAATTTCAATCACGACTTACGCGCTTCTTCCTTGTTATTTTAGCGGGTCTGGCTTGCCCGCCAATATCATCACAGCACGTTTGTAAAACATGCAATCAGTTTTTCCGGCACTTTCTAGAGCTTCTTTTACTTTTCTCCAGTTCTCGTAAGTGCGGGAATCCATTAGCCCTTTCCTTGATTGCGGTGCTGTCTCCCATTCTTACGTAATCCGGTGGCTTGCCCTTGACGAACCAACCTAACCAGAACCCTTAGGTTTCGTCATTGACGCTCATCGTGTTGTAATGCTTCTTCGCTAACCCTGTATAAAGACCGTGCATCGGATGATCCTTGTCATCACGGCCTTCGTACTTGTAAAGGGCTTCGATCCAAGCGGCTCTATTCCGCATTGCTACTTGATCTTCCGCTCCAGGCTTACTGGGAATCATTGGGTCAGGTCGGTTCATTCGGAATCAGCGGGTAGTGGTTCGT